ATGTTGCAACAGCATTAACCATAGCAGCAAATAGTGTAGCCCTAGGAACTGATACAACAGGAAACTATATGACAGACGCGTCTGCCGGAACAGGTGTTACAGTAACACATACTCCAGCAGAAGGTTCAACAGCAACAATAGCAATTGGACAGGCAGTCGCAACAGACTCCAATGTTCAATTTAATGATGTAACAGTTAGTGGAAATCTAGATGTTAATGGTACAACCACAACAATAGATTCTACGAATACAACAATTACAGACGCGCTGATTGAATTAGCAAACGGCACATCAGGAACACCTGGTAATGATGCCGGTCTAGTCATAGAAAGAGGAAGTGCAGATAATGCGTTCATCGGTTATGATGAAAGTGCAGATAAATTTACAGTAGGAACAGGGTCCTTTACGGGTGCAAGTACAGGTAATTTAACAATTACAACAGGCACCTTAGTAGCAAACTTAGAAGGAAACGTTACGGGAAATGTTACAGGTAATGCAGATACAGCAACAACAGCAACAACTGCAACAAATGTTACGGCTAGTGCTAATAACACAACAGACGAAACAGTTTACCCTACATTCGTAGACGGCGCAACAGGCGGACAAGGAATAGAAACAGATACAGGATTAACTTATAATCCAAGTTCAGGTTTACTAACTTCAACATTGTTTGCAGGCGCTTTAACAGGCAACGTAACAGGAAATGTAAGTGGATCTTCAGGATCAACTACAGGAAATGCAGCAACAGCAACAGCATTAGAAACAGCAAGAACTATTGGCGGAACATCATTTGATGGAACAGCTAATATAGCCGTTGGCTTAGCAGCTACGGCAACAGCGCTAGCAACAGCACGAACAATCCATGGAGTATCATTTGATGGTACTGCTAACATAGATTTAAGTGAGGTTGTAGCGGACACAGTAGGAGCTATGTTTAGTTCTAACACTGAAACAGGTATTACAGCAACTTATCAAGATGGTGATAATACAATTGATTTAGTAGTAGGAACATTAAACCAAGATACTACAGGAAATGCAGCAACAGCTACAGCACTAGAAACAGCAAGAACATTATCGTTTACAGGAGATGTAACAGGTAGTGGTTCATTTGATGGAACAGGTAACGTAGCAACAGCATTAACTATAGCAGCAAATAGTGTTGCTTTAGGAACAGATACGACAGGGAATTACATGGCGCAAGTAAGTGGAGGAGATGGTATAACTATTTCTCATTCACAGGGCGAAGGCTCTACTGCAACCATAACAGGAACAGCAATATACAACGCAGCCGGTACCAAACTGAACTAGGAGTAGATTATGGCTTTAGCTAGTAGAACGGATCTACAGGATTATTGTCTAAGGAGACTAGGTGCTCCTGTGATAGAAATAAATGTGGATGAACAACAAGTATCCGACAGAGTCGATGATGCCATACAATATTGGCAAGAATATCATTTCGACGGTGTTGAGAGAACGTTTGTCAAACACGCAGTCACAGGCTCCAAAGTACACTTGACAACTAATGTAGCGGCAAACTTCCAAAAGAATGAGACGATTACAGGAGGCACTTCTGGTGCTTCAGCGAAGGTAGTATCTGGCACAGGCCAGGATATTACTGTAGAGAAGATGGATACGGGGAGTGCAGATTTTGTGGCAAGCGAACAAATAACTGGAAGTGAATCCGGATCGGTTGCGACATTACACCCCACCACTTTCTATACACAGGGAGATATCGAAAAAGGATATATCCCTATTAGTAATAATATATTAGGCATCACAAGAGTATTTAACTTTGGTGGTGCAGCAACTAACGTATCCAGAGATGGAGAATTGTTTGACTTAATGTATCAATTTAGAATGAATGATTTATATAACTTGATGGGAGCAGACATGATATATTATAGTGTGGTACAAAGTCATTTGACTACACTAGAAATGCTTTTAGCAGGCAGCAGACAAATACGTTGGAATAGAAAAACAGACAGACTTTATATGGACACAGACTGGGACAAAACATTTAACCCCGGTGATTATTTAGTAGCAGAAGCTTGGGCTATATTAGACCCTGCAACATATACAGAGGTATATGATGATATGTTTCTTAAGAAATACGCCACTGCTTTAATTAAAAGACAATGGGGCTCTAACATGAGTAAGTTCTCAGGTATTCAAATGCCAGGAGGTGTTACACTGAATGGGGATCAAATATTTCAAGAAGCACAACAGGAGATCGTACAAATAGAAGAGCAGATGCAGAAGAGTTATGAACTGCCCCCACAATTTATGATAGGATAGTAATATGCCTACAAACTTTTATTTCCAAGCAGGCCAAGGACAAGGACAAACAAACGAACAAAGATTAGTAGAAGACCTAATCATAGAAAGTCTTAAAATATACGGCCACGATACTTATTACCTACCCAGGACACTAGTCAACAAAGATACAATCTTTGATGAGGATGAGCTGTCCAAATTTACACAAGCATATCCTCTAGAAATGTATTTGGATAATGTAAATGGTTACGAAGGACAAGGAGACATATTTACAAGGTTTGGATTAGAAGTTAGAGATCAAGCAACGTTTGTAATGGCAAAAAGACGTTGGGAAGACATGGTAATAACTTCTGGAGGCACATTTACACAAACAACAAGACCCTCAGAAGGAGATTTAATATATTTAGAAAAAACTAAATCACTATTTGAAATTAAATATGTTGATTTCCAAAATCCATTCTATCAATTAAACCAAATTTATGTATTTAGATTAGTTTGTGAACTCTTCGAATACAGTTCAGAAGATTTAGATACAGGTATTACATTAATAGATGGAATAGAAACAACATACTCTCAGGATATGTTGGAGTATCAATTACAATTAGAAGATGGTGGTTTGTGGCTTAAAGAGGACACAGGATCAATAATTAATGAAGCATACTCACTTAAAGCAGAACCAATAGACAATGCAGACTTTGAAAACTTAGTAACACTAGAAGGTATATTAGACTTCAGTGAGAAGAATCCTTTTGGAGAGATAGGTGTTTAAAGATCAAACATTTTACCACCAGCATATACGAAAAGCAGTCATTGCTTTTGGATCGATATTCAATAATATAAACATTGAACGTAAAAATAGTGCTGGAGCAGTAGCACAGGTTCTTAGGGTACCATTGTCATACTCTACTAAGCAAAAATTTATGACAAGAATAGCTAGGGTTACCGGTACAGATACAAGAGGTGAAGTAGCTATTACATTGCCACGTATAGGTTTTGAAATACAAGGAATAATGTATGATCCTAGTAGAAAGACACCAATAATAAATAAAAATAAAGCTATCGGGTCAGGAGACACAGCAAATACAGTAAGGACGGCATTTAATTCAGCGCCATTTAACATGAATTTATCCTTATATATATTTGCGAAGAATCAAGATGATGGATTACAAATTGTGGAACAAATTCTTCCATATTTTAATCCTGATTTTAATGTTACAATTAACGATTTACCTGAATTAAATATAAAACGGGACATAAAGATTACATTAGATAATGTTGGTTATGAAGACGAATATGAAGGCGACTTTGCTAATAGATTAAGTGTTGTATGGACTTTGAACTTTACAATGAGGCTTAATTTTTACAGTAACGTAGAAAAAGTAGGAATAATTAAGAAAGTTATTGCAGATATATACGATGACCCAACAATGTCATTGAATTTAGGCAACTTAAAACAGACTTTAACTGCTTACGTTAATCCAGAAGATGCAAGTCCCATAGATGCATATCAGTTTGTGGAGGAATTTGATGACAACTTCGAATAAAAATCCTTTTGACGATTTAGATAAAAAATTTAATACTAAAGCAGTCACAAAGGCACTAGAAAAAAACTTAAAAGAAAGAGAAAGCGAGAGGAAGAAACAACTTCCTGAGGTTCCAATGTCTGATGAAGATAGAGAAGCACTACTTGCTAAACAACAAGAAGAGGACTTCCAGTATGCTAGATCAATATTAAAACAAGCAGAAGCATACAACGACGAAGCCATACAAGGCATATTACATATTGCCAGAAATAGTGACCAACCACGTGCATATGAAGTGGCTGGGGGACTAATTAAAAACTTACAAGACACAGCTAAAGACATGATTGATGTACAAGAAAGACAAAAACGTGTAACAGCAGACGATCCTAAAAAAGGAAACGTTAAAACTCAGAATAATTTGTTTGTAGGTAGCACAAAAGATCTATTGAGCGCTTTAAAAGGGGAAGAAGATCCTAAAGTAATAAACGTAGAGAAAGATGACACAAGCAGAAGGGAATAGTTATCATGGTAATCCTAACCTTAAACCGTTAGCTTATCAACACGACTTCACCAAAGAAGAAGTTGCAGAGTATATCAAATGTTCAAAAGATCCTAAGTATTTCATAGAAACCTATGTAAAAATAATTACTTTAGATAAAGGATTACAACCTTTTAAACTATATGATTGTCAAAGAGACAAAGTAGATTGCATAATGAATAATAGACGTGTTGTTTTAATGGAAGGAAGACAACAAGGCAAAACAGTTACAGCAGCAGCGTGTATTCTTCATTATACAATTTTCGAAGAAGATAAAACAGTAGCTATTATGGCTAATAAGAGTGCAGCTGCTAGGGAAGTATTGAATAGGTATCAAATTATGTATGAGAACTTGCCTTTGTGGATGCAACAAGGTGTTAAAACGTGGAATAAGGGTGACGTAGAACTAGAGAATAATAGTAAAGTATTAACAGCAGCAACAACAGCAGCAGCGATACGTGGTAAGTCTGTTAATTGGTTATATATTGATGAGGCTGCAATCATACCTAATAACATAGCAGATGAGTTCTTTACTTCTGTTTATCCTACTATTTCTGCTGGTGAAACAACTAAAATTCTACTTACATCTACACCATTAGGATACAATCACTTCTGGAAGTTCTGGAATGAGGCAGAGAAAGGAGAGAACGGCTTTGAGCATATGTTTATTCCTTACTATGAGATACCAGGACGTGATGAGAAGTGGTTAGACGAACAAAAACAACTTCTCGGTGATGTTAAATTTAACCAAGAAGTATTATGTGAGTTCTTAGGTTCAACTAATACATTAATTAACTCACAAACTATAGGTTCTATGAGTACCAAAGATCCTATATTTCAAAACAATAATTTAGACATATACGAAGAACCACAAAAAGATCATTATTACGCAATTACAGTCGACACAGCCAGGGGAATTGGCGGAGATTATTCCGCCTTTGTTGTAGCAGACATAACAGAAATGCCGTACAATATAGTAGCAAAATATAAGTGTAATGATATATCACCTATGTTGTTTCCAGATGTTATTGGAAAGGTAGGAAAAGACTATAACGACGCATTTATATTAGTAGAAGTTAATGATATAGGACAACAAGTAGTAGAAATATTACATCAAGAAATAGAATATGAGAATATTTGTAGTACGGTTACAGAGCAAAACAGACAATATGTCAGTCCAGGATTTGGTAAAACAAGTAAGCATGGTGTTACAACATCAAAACAAGTAAAAAGACAAGGGTGTTTTGCATTTAAATCTTTACTAGAAGAAAGAAAAATGTTGATATTTGATGAACATATAATACATGAAATATCAACATTTATAGAAAAGGGCAATACATATCAGGCAGACGTAGGATATCATGACGATTTAGTTATGTGTTGCGTACTATTTGGTTGGTTAAGTACACAGAATTTCTTTAAAGATATGACAGATGTTAATACAAGAGAAGGATTATATAAACAACAAATGGGAGAAATAGAACACAATCTAACTCCTTATATAAGAGACGATGGACAAGAGCCAGAGTTTGAAGTAGTTAATGGTGATTTATGGTTGTTGGAAGACGATTACCATAAGAACTTACAGAAAAAAATGAGAAAAATATCAGAAAATTATGCTAGAACCTTACCAGAAAGACGTACACACAAATAAAAGGAGCTGTACAGACAGAAAAACGGTTCTAAATAATATGATTTATAAATAGTTGGTGATGATAATAATTAAACTTGTGTCATTCATAAGATAAAATAAACCGAGGAGAAAAACATGGCATTTCAGCTATCACCAGGTGTTCAAGTCACAGAGAGGGATCTTACAAGTGTAGTTCCTGCAGTCGCTTCTACAATAGGAGCGGTTGTAATGGACGCGCAGTGGGGACCTACTGACGAGATCACAACAATTAGTTCTGAGAACAATCTAGTTGATACATTTTTTGAACCAAATTCAGATAACTATGAATCTTGGTTTACAGCAGCTAGCTTCTTGGCTTATGGTAATAATCTTAAAGTAGTCCGTTCATGTGACATAGACGCTGCAAAGAACGCAGGTTCTACAGCAGGCGTCTTAGTTAAGAACGAAGAGGATTATGATAACAATTATTCCAGTGGTCAAGGAAGTGTCGGTATGTGGGCAGCAAAACATCCAGGAGCTCTAGGCAACTCGCTTAAAGTTTCATTTGCAGACTCAAGCAACTATGATACTAATTCAGTAGCATCAGCTACAATTAGTGCAGGAGGATCTAACTATACGTCAGCTCCAACAGTTGCTTTTGCAGCTCCAGGTTCAGGTATTACAGCAACAGGTACAGCTACAGTTAGTGGCGGTGCAGTTACTGCAATTACTATTACGAATCCTGGTAATGGATATACTAGCGCACCAGCTATCACATTTAGCGGTGGAGGCGGTTCTGGAGCAACAGCTACAGCCGTTCTCGCAGCAGATTGGACTTACAAAGACAACTTTAACTCCGCACCTTTAACCTCAACGAACGTAGCATTAGTAGGAGGTTCAAATGATGAACTTCATATAATCGTTATTGACGAAGATGGTTTGTTTACGGGTGTGGCAGGTACAGTTTTAGAAAAACACGAAGGTGTTTCCAAAGCATCAGATGCTAAAGGTCTACAAGGCGGATCAATATACTACAAAGACGTGATTAATACACAGTCTGAGTTTATCCGTTGGATGGATCACCCAGCAGGAGACAGCACATGGGGAACAGCTTCATCAGGAACAGCCTATACATCAGTATTTACTACAGCAGAACATACTGACAGTTTAACAGG